AGATTTTATGGAAGATCAATTTCAGAATTAGTAGAAGATGTTCAGTTAATGAAATCTACTGTTATGCGTCAGTTGTTAGACAATATGTATTTAACAAATAACAACAGAGTTGCTGTTATGGATGGTATGGTTAATATGGATGATCTTTTAACAACAAGACCTGGTGGAATTGTTAGAACTAAACAACCACCGAATCAAGTCATGCAACCTTTACAAGCACAACCAATTTCACAACAAGCCTTTCCATTATTAAATTATTTAGATTCAGTTAGAGAAGCTAGAACTGGTGTTTCAAAAGAAGCTCAAGGTTTAAGTCCAGATACATTAAATGCAAAAACTGCAACTGGTGTAAATGCACTAATGCAACAAACTCAAATGAGATCAGAATTAATCGCTAGAGTCTTTGCAGAAACAGGTGTTAAAGATTTATTTAAAAAGATATTTGAGCTGATGGTTAAGTATCAAGATAAAGAAAAAATTATAATGATGAGCAATCAATATATTCCAGTTAGACCTACTGAGTGGAAAGATAGATTTAATATTAGTATTGTTGTTGGACTTGGAACTGGTTCTAAAGAACAACAAACGATTATGCTAAATAGTATTTTAGAAAGACAACTACAAGCATTCCAACTACAAGGTGGAAAAGAGATGCCTATGGTTAATCTTAAAAATATGTATAACACCTTAACTAAAATGGTAGAGAACGCAGGTCTTAAAAATGTAGAAACTTACTTTGTAGATCCTGATGTTGGTAAACAAATGATGCCACCACCTCAACCACCACCACTAACTCCTATTGAGAAAATAGAATTTACTAGAATTGATGCTGAGAATAAGAGAAAGATTGCTGACCTACAATTACAATCTCAAGAACTTGCTCAAAAAACTCAAGAAATGCAGTTAGACTTTGAAACTAAGATAAAAGAAATGTCTTTAAAGTACAATACTCAATTAGATACTGCTAAAATTAAAGCAGATGCAGATTTAGATAAGATGATGGTTGCTGGAGATAATAAAATACTTGAACAAGCGGCAAAATCTACTAATATGTTTGGCGAACAACTAAAAGGAACGAATGGAAACGAAAGACCAGGCGAACAGGGCGGTGGAGATCAGCCGATCCAACGAAGCCAAGCAGATATTAGGGAGTAAACTTTTTCAAGAGAGTATGGAAACTCTTAAAAAAATTTATTCTGAAGCACTTCTTGATAAAACAGGTGCTAAAGAGAGTGATACCAGAGAAAAACTTTGGATCGCTTATAATGTTGTAGGCAAAGTGGAACAACACTTGTATACAATTATTGAAACTGGAAAACTTGCATCTAAACAGTTGGAAGATTTCAGGAAGCAACAGGATAATACAAAATTTTAACCACAATGGTTAGAATAAGCCAAGTCGCAAGACAGCTTAACTAGGAGGACTTAATGTCTGACGGAAACCCATTACTGAACAATGCTTCAGTACAAGGTGCGGCAAAATCTATTGAAAGTTTAATGGACTCAAATGGAGTTATCAAAAAACCTCAAGAAGAAGCAGCATCAGTTGAACCAAAAGAAGAAGTGGAAGCGAAAGCGGAAACTAAAACAGAAGAACAACAACAACCTGAAACTCAACTAGAGGAAACTTTAGAAGTTGCAGATGAAGAACAAGCATCACAAGATGAAAATGCGATTGAAGAACAAACAACCGATCTACACCAAGTTACTGTTAATGGTGAAAAGATTGATGTTGACCTTGACGAATTAAAAGCAGGTTATCAAAAAGATGCTGACTACAGACGAAAAACTGAGGAGATAGCAATTGAAAAAAGAGAGCTAAAATCCGAAGAAGATCGTCTTAAAAATCAGTATTCAACTAAGATGGATGATTTAAATTCATTAGTAGTTACTTTAAATGCTGAGATTAACAATGATATGAATTCTAAGGAGCTTGATGCTCTTTGGGATGAAGATCCAACTGAGGCTGCTAGAGTTGATCGTAAGATAAATAAACGAAAACAATCAATTCAACAAGCACAGCAAAAACTGAGAGAAAATCAAGAATCTCAGTTCCAGGAAATATTAAAAAATGAACAAAAAAAACTTCATTTAAAACATCCTGTACTTGCTGATCCTATTAAGGGTAATTCAGTTAAATCAAATATCATGGGTTATTTAAATTCTAAAGGCTTCACAAATGATGATGTTTCTAGAATTTATGATTCAAGATATTTTGATGTGATTATGGATGGCATGAAAGCTAATGCGACTAAACCCAATTTAGTAAGTAAAAAAGTTAAGCCAACCACAGTTGTTAGGTCAGGTGTTAAAACTACTAAGGAAGATGTAAATAGTCAATCTAGGTTGAAGAAGATGAATGCGTTGAAGAAAAGCGGTAATGCAAAAGATGCTACCGATTTACTGATGCGTTATCTATAAACAATAACCTAACGGAGAAAAAAAATGGCTGGATACCAAACATACCAAACTGTAGGTATAAGAGAAGATATAGCGGATATAATTTATTCAATTAGTCCAACAGAAACACCTTTTATGTCTGGAGTTGCAAAAACTAAAGCAACAAACACACTACACCAATGGCAAACAGACGCATTAGCTGCTGTAGCTGCAAATGCTGCTGTTGAAGGTGCTAACATTACTTATGCAACATTGTCACCAACTGTAATGGAAACCAACTTCACTCAAATTTCTACTAAAGGAATTCAAGTTGCTGCAACTAACGAAGCTGTAACTTCTGCTGGTAGAAGTAATGAGATGGCTTACCAAGTAGCTAAAGCTGCAAAAGAGTTAAAAAGAGATATGGAAACTGCTCTTTTATCTAATGTCGCTAAAGCTGTTGGTTCAGCAACTGCCGCAAGAAAACTTGGTGGAGTACCAACTTGGTGTGAAACTAATGTTGATGCAGGTGCTAATGGTGCTGGTGCTGGAAATGGTGCTGTAAGAACAGATGGAACTCAAAGAGCTTTCACTGAAGCTCAGTTGAAAGGCATCTTAGTTAAATGTTACAATCAAGGCGGAAACCCTAACATGATTATGGTGAATGCTTTTAACAAACAGAAACTATCTGGCTTTACAGGCGGTTCTACTAGATTTGACGCAGCAGAAGATAGAAGATTAATTACTTCTATTGATGTATATGAGTCAGACTTTGGAACTATGCAAGTAGCTCCAAACAGATTTATCAGAGGTGCTAATGGTACATCTGCTAAAATCGGACAAGATGCTCACATTCTAGATATGGAATTCTGGGCAGTTTCTTTCCTAAGAGATTTCTCTTTGCAAAACCCAGCTCAGACTGCTGACGCAGATCAGAGATTTATGGTTGCTGAGTACACTCTTGAGTCAAGAAATGAAAAAGCAAGTGGTTTAATCACAGATTTAACTACTGCATAATAAATCTAAAGTGGTGGGGGAATTATCCCCCATCATTCAATTAACAATTTTGTTTGGTCTTTGAAGTCAATGACAGAACGAAGCAAATAAATAGGATAAAAAAATGAGAACATTAAACGATTACTTTATTACATCTGCAATTCCAGATGTTTCAACAGCATCATCAACTTTTGTAGTTGTACCAGACGCAGGTAGAATTATTAAAATTTTTGCACATAACAAAGCAACTACTACAGGAACAGCAGCTATTACTTTTGAAATAGATGGTGTAGCTTGTACTACTGGAGCTATTAGTCATATAGCTGCAAGTTCTGCTGGTAAACAATATACTTCAGAACCAACTGCATTAAATAGTGTACTTGAGGGTTCAGCTCTTGAATGTATTACTAATGGTGGTTCAACAAATACTTCTAAAATGGAAATTACTTTCGTAATTAGAAGATAATAGTATATAATAATATTTGGGGGATCTTACCTAGCGGTACTTCCCCCTTAAAAATTAGGAGAAAAAATATGAGTTTTAATTACGGACTAAGACCTACTACACATCAAGGTAAAACAAGTGGTGGAACATCAGCACAATCTGCTGCATTTGGATCACAAACTGAATATGTAAGAATAGCATCAACTGCTGATGTTTATATTTTATTCGGTGCAAACCCAACTGCTGTTGCAACTGCTAATTCTTCAACTATCTTTATACCTGCTGACCAACCTGAAATTTTTAAAGTTTCACCAGGTGAGAAAGTAGCTTTTATAGGTACTGCTGAGATTTCTATTACTGAAATGTCTGGCTAATGGCTAAACAAAATTTTACATATTATGTAAAAAGAGATCAAAATAAAAAACGACCAGGTTGTCATAAAAAATCTCAAAACAAATCTGAGTGTAGGCAAAAAAGTCAAAATAGATATAAAGGTCAAGGCAGATAATGAAAAAAGATGTAGTTATTGATGGTTTAAAAAAAGAAACATTTTCCCTTGATGATATGGAAAATAAAATTATTTTAAAAGAAGAAATTAATATAGATCCTCATTTAAAACATAATAAAATATTGTTAAATAAAAATGATGGTTATTCAGAATCAAGAGATTTAAAAAGAGTAGCTTCTATTCCAACTTTAGCTTTAAGTGTCTGGGCAAAAGAGTATAATGGTGATAATAATTGGTTTGCACTTCCTAGAGAAGTACAGAATAAAATATTAAAAACAAAATTAAATAGTAATGAGTTTCAATATTTTAAAACAGCAGAAGGTAAATTATAATGGCATTAGCGACTTACGCAAATTTAAAAACATCCATAGCAAATTGGTTAAACAGATCAGATTTAACAACTGAGATTGCAGAAGATTTTATTGTTTTAACAGAAGCTGATTTTAATTCCAAACTAAGAGTTAGAAAAATGATAAGTTCTGCATCTATTACTATAGATTCAGAAACAGAATCTATACCAAGTGATTTTTTACAAGTAAGAGATTTTTTTATTTTAGAAGGTGGAACTAAAAATGCTTTAAAATATATTACACCTGCTCAAATGGATCAAATTAGAGGTAGCTCAACTACTGGAATGCCTTCAGCATATACTATACTTGGAGATAATTTTAGATTTGCACCTATTCCATCTTCTGCGTATACAGGTACATTAAATTATTATGCAAAGTTTTCAGCTTTATCAGATGCAAATACTTCTAATTATATTCTAACAAGTCATCCAGCAATTTATTTGTATGGTGCTTTATATCATGCTGCTAATTTTCTAGGTGGAATTGATCCACAAAGATTACAACAATGGCAAAGTATGTATACTACTGCTATGGAAAGACTTGAAAGAAACGATAGAGATGACCAATATGGTTCTGCACCTTTACAACAAAGAGGTGATGTAGCTGTTTCAGGTTCTTTCAATGATAGATCAAGAGTTATTACAAACAATAATGGATAAAAAATATGATAGATAAAAGAGAAAAAAAACTATTAAAAAAACATTCACCTCATCATACCAAAAAACACATGAGTGTTATGCTTAAAGAAATGATACAAGGAATGAGTTTTAGTAAAGCTCACAAAAAAGCTGTTAAAAAAATAGGAAAATAATGCAAATACCTTTTGGAGAATGGCTACCAGATCAACCAGAATATAATAATCCTGGTGCTAATACTGCAAACAATGTTTATTATGCTTTAAATTCTTACAAAAGATTTCCTTCATTAGTTAATTATTCTACAAATACTATTACTAAAGATTCAAGAGGTGCAGGTTCTTTTAGAGATAACTCTAATACTGTATTTAATTTTGTTGCTAACGAAGAAACTATTTATCAATTATCATCTGGAACATTTACAGAAAGAGGAGCAAGAGGTAAAGTTTTAAATAATGCTTTTGCAACTTGCACAATAAAAGTTTCTGATTATGCAAATATTGGTGCAGGTAAAACTGTTACATTAAAAAAAAATGATGGTTCAACTGTTGTATTTACATCAACTGTAGGCACAGCATCAGGAACTCAGTTTAAAGTAGAAACAAATAACAATACTACTGCATCAAATTTAAGAGTAGCTATTAATGCTAATGCTCATTTTACAGCAACAGTATCAAATGCAGTTGTTACAGTTACCAGAGCAGCAGTAGGTAGATTAAATCTAACTAATGTTTCATCTGATACTGTAAAATTAACAACAACAAATTTTATTGGTGGTACTCCTTTATCTGGAACTGCTACTGATTATATAACTTTTACTCAATTTGGTAATTTTGCTATTGCATCAAATGGTGTAGATGCACCTCAATATTTTTTAATGGGAACTTCAACAGGATTTGTTGATTTACAAACTTTAGCAACTGCATCAGGATCAGGAACAGTACCCTCTAAGTTTAGAGTAAGTGGTGTGATAAGAGATTTCTTGGTGTCAGGTAATATAGAAAATGCAAAAAATAGATTAGCTTGGTCAGGCTTAAATGATATTTCTACTTGGGAAGCTGGTGTAAAATCATCAGATACTCAAGACTTGCCAGGATCAGGTGGTCAAATAGTTGCAATCACTTCTGGTGAGGTTGGTTATGTATTCAGGGAAGATTCAATTTTAAGAATGGATTTTGTTGGTGGAAACACAATATTTCGTTTCTCAGTATTGTCACCAAATAGAGGAGCTGTATATGGACAAACTGTTTGCCAAGACAATAGACAGGTCTTTTTTTATGCAAGTGATGGTTTTTTTCAAATCAATGGCGACCAAATTTTGCCGATAGGAGCTGAGAAAGTAAATAGATTTTTTGAACAAGATTTAAACAAAGCATTTACAGATAGAATTACAGCAGCAGTAGATCCATTTAATACTTTAGCAATCTGGTTATATCCAAGTAAGGATAATACAGGAAACACTACTGGTATTTGTGATAAACTTTTGATCTACAATTATGTAACTCAAAAATGGTCAATTGCTAAAGTTAAAGCATCACAAATTTTCCAACAATTTATTGTAACAGACACAGTTGAGCTTATGGATATTATAAGTGAAAACTTAGATGAAATTAATATTTCACTAGATTCTGCTTATTGGACAACTGGACATTTGTATTTAGGTGCAGTTGATGAAAATTTTAAAGCAGCTATTTTTTCTGGAACTAATTTAGAAGCTGAACTTGAAACTAAAGAAACAGAATTGTTTCCAGGTTTAAGAGCAAATGTAACAAGTATTAGACCAATTGTAGATGCTAGTGCAAATGTAATTGTTAAAACTAGAAATAAATTAGCAGATACAGTTACATCATCAGCATCAAGTTCAATGAACGAATCTGGTATAAATCCAGTTAGACAATCTGGTAGATATATTAGAGCCAATGTAAAAATTCCAGCAGATAGTATTTGGACTAATGCACAAGGAATAGATTTAACAGCAGTACCAGGTGGTGATAGATAATGTCTGATAAAATTGACATAGATAACATTAGGTACTCAATTGAAACACAAGAGTTTTTTCAAAGACAAGTTGAGGAAGCAGTAAATACTTTAATTAACAAAAATAATGCTGAAAGCGATAAAGCTTTTAGTTGGTTTATGAATTAGGAGCAAAAAATTATGACTAGCAATATAAAAGATTATTCGACAACACAAGCAAGTAACATTTCTTTAAATGGAATTGATACTAATGAGGGTATGCTTCCTAGTAATTTGAACAATGCGTTAAGAGCATTAATGAAAAATACTAGAGATTTAGCAAATGACTCACAATGGTTTGAGTATGGTGATGGTTCTGGTGCTTATACTTCTGCTTGGGTTTCAACAACTCAATTTACAATAGCAAGTAGTGTAGATATTAGTGCGATCTATCATGTTGGTAGAAGATTAAAAGTTTTAAAAGCAGATAATAGTCTTGTTTATGGATCAATAGCTGCAACCTCTAATAATGGTACATTACAAACAGTTACAGCTACTTTTGATAGTGGCAACTTAGGTTCTTCGTCAAACGCATTAAGAATTTATATTGGTGCTTTATCAAAAACTAATTCATCTATTCCAACAGAAATTATTGGTACAACTAATATTGCAGATAATGCAGTAACCTCAGCTAAGATTGCTGATGGTACAATAGTTGCTGCTGACTTAGCATCAAATGCAATTACAACAATTAAAATTACTGATGGAAATGTTACCCTTGCTAAACTAGCATCAGACTCAGTTAATGGAACTAAAATAGCTGACGACTCAATAAATTCAGAACACTATGTAGATGCAAGTATTGACACACAACACATTGCAGACTCACAAATCACTCTTGCTAAACTTGCAGGTAATTCAGTTAATTCATCTAAAATTGTAGATGACTCAATAGTTAATGCAGATATAAATTCTTCGGCAGCAATAAACTTTTCTAAAATGGAAAACCTTACTACTGCAAGAGCTTTAGTATCTGATGGTAGTGGAGATGTATCTGTTAGTGCTGTTACTGCAACTGAGGTAGGTTATTTAGATGGTGTAACATCTGCTATACAAACACAAATAGATGCAAAAGGTGCATCTAATGCAAATTTAGTAGCTATTGGTAACTTAGCAAAAACAGATGGTAATTTAATTGTTGGTAATGGATCAACTTGGGTAGCTGAAAATGGTGCTACTGCTAGAACTTCTTTAGGACTAGGTTCTGTTGCAACACAAGCAGCTAACAATGTTTCAATATCTGGTGGATCTGTAACAGGATTAGGCAATCCATCTTCAAATTCAGATGCAGCAACTAAATCTTATGTTGATACAGCAGTTGCTGGTTTAAGAACTAGAGTTATTGCAGAATGTGCAACAACAGGAAATGTTAATTTATC